GTGCGCTTAGTCGTCATGGTGTGCCTGCAAATTGGTCATGGTGGGTGCTCCGTGTTTTTACGGGGAAACCGAGAACACGTTAGAGCTCTGGTTCTGTTACAGTATCATGGTAACAAAACAACACCATCCACAACACTAAGGGGTTCTAGAGGGAAATGGGAAGTCGCTCATCATTCGCACTCACATACCAGCCGGCCGACATGATGCACTTGGTTGTGCGTCGCCTTTCTAATGGGGTTGACCGCCTTCAATCATTCTGCCGCGAGGCTCGTCCCGAAGGGTTCCCTTCATGTGCTCGATCACTGGATATGTTCGATGCACGCTTGGGGGATTTGGTTGGGATGGGGCATGAGCGCTTGGGGCTCGCGGTTCCGCCCGGCGCTTCCATGGCCGGCTTTGTCTATGAGGATGGAGACGACACTCACATTTGCGCATGGCCGCACGTTGAGCCTGCGGCAATTCATCGCGCGGTCGAGCGGGCCCGCGATCTCGCGCGCGATCCTATGGCGCAGCGCGTAGCGTTTGCCGTGCTGTGGCTTGCTCTCGCAGTGCTCATTCCGAGCCCGTTCTGGAACTTTCCGTCCCGCGCCGATGGCTTAGTTGCTCACCATGTACATACGAGCGAGCCGTGCACAGAGTCGGGGGCGCCGAGCGAGACGGACTATCCAATCAGAGTGCCAGCGTCGATCGCGACGTGAAAAAGAAAGCCGGGCTAAGCCCGGCTTTTTTAATGACCGCAGGGGATTGTCCCGTCTGCGTTCGGCTTGGCGCCGCATGAAAGGCATACGCGCTCCCGCGGCCCCGCTTTGTAGCCCAGCTCTCCGCTCGACAGCGGGACCGGAGACTGATCTGCCGCCCGCTTGCGAAGACGGTCCAGCGCGGCCGTGTAGCCGGGCAGCAATCTGACGGGCTTACTCATCGTCCCCTTCGCGCAGGATACGGAGAGCTTCGTCGATGCCATCCCAATTGTCCACGCCCGCCTCTTCGAGGCATTCGAGCCAGTGAACGCGGGTCTTCAGATCCTCGTACTCCGACAGGGGGACCGTAATCATTGCCGTGTCCGGGCCAGCGGCCAGGTCGACGCCCACGAACGCAGGCGAATAGTCAGCCGGTGTCTGCACGATGTCGCCCGGCTGCGCTGCGCCTTGCGCGATTGCCGTCTCGACGTGCTCCTCCGGCACGACGATGATGCGTGCGACCGGCGTATCTCCTTCGTCCACGTCATCGAAGATATTGCGCGATCCGTCCGCGTTCATGAACCTGCCATCCGGCGCGTAGTAGTTGCCAAAATGGTTGACAGGTTCGAACGGCTTGACACCTTCAGGGATAGGCTTGCTAGTGCCCGGTCCTGGCTCGCCGTCGCGCCAGTTGCCCGGATCGTTCGCATCGTACTGAGCCGCCTCGGCGTGGCCGGCGATATGCCGCTGGCGCTCGGGTTCGCTCATGGGGTCGTCGGCAAGAGCTTCTGCGCGCGTCGCGGCACCGATCGGCGCAAGATCGCCCCGAAGTTCGTTTGTAATGCCGGACGTACGCGCTTCCAGCACCGCTTTTTCCCGCTCCAACGCCGCGCGCTGCTCTTCCAGCTCGCGCTGTTGCCGCTCGATCTCCGCGCGCTGTGCCGCGAGCTTGGCCTCGGCTTCGCGCGCCGCCGCTTCGGCCGCCTCGCGCGCGACCGCGTGCTTGTGCATTTCCGAGAGCGCCACGATTGCGGTCGTGACGACCGCTTTCGCATCCTCTTGGAACTCGGCGAAGTCCTCGAACGTCACTTCGAACGCGTTCAAGTCGTCCAGCGTCTCGCCGAGCTGCTGCGCGCTGTCGGCAACCGATTGCATCGGGATCGCGGCGATCTTCTCGATCTTCTCCTTGATAGCCGCGATGCGCTCGCGCTCCTTGCGCTCCTCCTCGGCCTTGCGCGCCGCTTCGGCCGTGTCGTAGTCGTCGCGCAGCTTGAACAGGCGCGCTTCCTCCTCGGCATTGAGCGCGATCAGGCGCTTTTGCTCGGCGGAAACCGACTTGGTGAACTCCTTCGCGTCCTCGGTTGCGGCCTTGGCCGCTTTCTCGATCGTGAGGCGCGCGTTCTTGTGATCCATCGCGGCGCGGTGCACTTCCTCGCGGCCCGCCTTATCGACCGGCGGCGCGGTGATGACACTGGTGCGCAGGATGAGCGCCTTCAGCGCCTCCTCGGTCGCCGTCGACTTGAGAACGACGAGCGCGCGCTGCGCCGGCGGGAGCGTCGCGATCTCGGTGCCGGGCTTATCCGTCATGTCGAGCGGATCTTGGTGTTTCGTCACTTTCTCTCTCCTTGCTGCTCAGTCATATTGCGAAAGAATCTGTTGCGGGTACTGCTCGAAGTCCCGCACCAGCTCGTATAGGCAGGCCGTGATCGTCTTGCCCGTCCGCTCGACGCGGAGGGTTTGCTTGCGCCAGCCATTGACCTCTCCGTAGCGTCCGTCCTCAATGTCTTCCGGATCGGCGAACTGCGCGAGCGCTTGCTCGAGACTCAGCGCCGCGAACACTTCGGTAGGCTCGCCGATCCAGTAGAACCGCACGTGCGTCGGCGCCCGGGCAATCTCTAGCCACACAGCGATGCGGTGAATGATGGCGCGGAGCATGTCAGACCTCGAATGTGATGGGCAAAACAGCACCGATCGGGCACAAGCCGTCACGCTTCGCGTTATCCCTCGCGGCCTCCTCGGTATCGAACGCCGCAGCACGGTAGCCAGGATTGCCGCTTAGTCGCGAGTCGTACACATTCACCCACAGCTCGACCTTGCGCGGCGCCATGAACAAGTCGTGACACGACTCGGAAGCGGGCTTGAACTTTCCATCTTCCCCAAGTGAAACGGAGCATCCGAGGCCGTCGATACGTACCATCACGCGTTCGTAGGCGTCGAACTCGGGCACATGAGCGATGAACGTCGCCTTGCGTCCGTCGCGCGTTACCAGCGGCTCGCCGCGCTTGGCCGCGTCCAGGTCGAACGGTTTCAGCTTTTTGGTATCCATGGTCTTTCCATGATGAGCCCGGCGCGTGGCCGGGCAGGGTGGTCATACGATGGCCTTGCGATCTACATCGGGAATGTCGTTGAGGGATGCGTACAGAAGCTCCTCGCCCCACTCTCTGCTATTGGTGCCGCGATAAACGAGCTTCGTGCTTCGGACTTCCCGGCCGTCACGATCATTTTTGATCTCGACAGCAAAGTCGATCGCGTGAATGCGGCGCGCCATGAGATGCTCGATCCGGCCGCTATAGCTGCGCTGCACGACCCACACATCCTGTCCGACCTTGAACTTTGGCTGAACCAGATCCGCGATGTTGATGTTCGTTTCCACTCCTCTCTCCTTGAAAGTTACGGAGGCCGGCGCGCTTCAGTGAGCCGCGTACTTGGCCGACACCATCGGCGCATCGCCGTCCGGAATGATCGAGTCCGCAATGTCGTCGATCGACTTGAGCGCCCGCTCGGCGCCGCCGCCCTTCGCCGACTTCGCCGCTTTCAGCTTGTGGCCTTCGTGCTTGGTCTTGGCCGCGCGCTCGGGATGCGGGAAACCCATCTTCGGCATGTGGCCGCCGAAACCCTTGGCGTGCGCGCTCACGACGCACAGCGCGGCGAGCGCCGCGACGATGACTTGCTTCATGCTCTCTCTCCTTGCAAAGCCGGCTGCCGGCCGGCGCGGTGTTACGAATTGACGATGACCGAGGCGCCGCACATGCCGCCGAGGACGAAAATCAGGATGACGATCAGCACGCGGTCGGCGATCCGATCGATAAAGCGCGGCTCGCGCGTCGCGTTCAAAAGGTCGTTGCAGTGCCTCATGTCTCGCCTCACTCAGAAATTGATGCGGGCCCAAACAACTGCGGTCGGATCGGAGCAGCGCTCGCCGACCTTGATCCGCGGGATGAACGTGGCCTCGACGGTCACGCGCTTGTAGCCCACGCCGATCGACGGCAGCGCCGCGACGCCGGTGTAGTAGGCATCCTTCAGAACGCCCGCGCGCATCGTCGCCTCGACGTGCCATCCGCTCGCGAACTCATGCCGCACGCGGTAGCCGACGTAGGCCGCGCCGCCGATGTGGTAGATCGAGTCACGCACCACGAAGCCGCCGGCCAACCATCCCGCGCCGCCGCTCGACACTTCTGCGCCGAGCCCGAGGTTCAGCTCGTTGTACGGCTTGCCGTAGTGGTTCTCGAAGTGATGACTCTTGCCAAACACCAGCATGTCCGTGTCGGCGTGCGCGGCGCTCGCGGCCAGTGCCGCTATCGCGGCGATGAGTACCTTGCGCATCATGTCCCCCGGTCGTTAATTCGAAATCATGGTTAGATTATCGAACCATCAAAGACAAATGTCAAGGTAATCACTTGCGACGATGCGACTCCCACATGAACGGGACCATCACCGCGCGCTCATAGATGCGATCCATCGCTCGCGCGCCAACGAACTCCTTCAGCGCGGGTCCGGCGAGGTTCGTCATCAAGATCGTTGGCCGCAGATCGGCATACCGTCTGTTGATGATCTCGAACAGGATTGCCTGCTCGTCCTCGGTGCCGCGCTGCACGCCAAGCTCGTCGATCGCCAACAGGTCGAGCCGGTTGCCGAGATCCTGCATCACGTCTTCCTCGCGCTCGGCCGAGTCGCGGTGCCACGTCGCGCGCACTCGGCGGATGATCTGGCCGGTGCCCATGTACATGCCGGTCGAGTGCCGCAGGACGTGCTGCACAATCGCGAGCGCGAGGTGACTCTTGCCTGTGCCCTTGTTGCCGCCGAACACGAGCCAGTTGCCCGCCTTCAGGTGATCGGTCCAGAAGTTTTCCGCGAACTCGCGCGCGGTGTCGAGCGCATAGTGCTGCTCGGGCGTCTCGGCGATGAAGTTGTCGAACGTACGATCGCGGAAGGCAAGGGGCACGCCCGACGCTTTCATCCGCGACTCGATCCGAGCCTGGCGCGCGCGCTCTTGTTTCTCGCGCTCCTCCACGTCCGCACGTTGGCGCTCGAGCTGATTGCATGTCGAGCAGCCGAACCAGATCGTGCGGTGAAAGTCGCCTGTGAACGAGCCGCCACGCTCCCGGTACGCGCCATGCGTCGCGCACTCGGCATCGCGCTCAAACGTCTTCGGGTTGAGTTGCCCGGACAAAATCTCATTGACGACCTTCATTTCCGAAACTCCCGGCGGTGGCTCATGAAATCGGCGTACTCGTCGGGCAACGAGGTATCGAAGCTATTCATCGACGGCCGGCCGCCAGGATGAGGTGCGATCGGGGGCGCATCGGGAATAAGCCAGTCCTCGTCGAAGTACAGCGACGGCCCGAAGAAGGTCGCTGCTTGCTTCACGTACTCGGTGCCAATCTTGTTCGTGGCCTTGCAGAACGCGGCATAGCGCTTCGTGCCTTCGATCAGGCGCCCGGCATCGACGCCTTCTTTGCGGCGCCCGCTCCACGCTTTAAGCGCGTCAGCTTTCGAATTGCCCCCAGCACGCTTCGGGTAGATCGCCCACGCCTCCTCGAACTCGGGAGGAAACACGATATCTTTCTTCCTCCTTGTATTACTCAAGGATGTATTACTCTCCTGCGTGTTTTCCGAAGGGGGTTCATCGCCTTTTCCGAAGGGGTTCGGGGCGTTTTCCGAAGGGGTATTCGGTTTTTCGAAGGGGTTGCCGATCAACCGGATACGACGTTCAACGATGCGCTTGCCATCTCGGATGAACTCGACGGTAATCAGCTTTTTATCGTTTAGTCCGCTAATGATTTCGGACACACGTGATATCGAGAGGTTGAAAAATTCGGCGAAGCGAGCGTTGCTCGCGTAGCATCCGCGCTCGTCCTCCTGAAGGCTGTCGATCTCGACGAGCATGACCTTTTCGATGATTGAGAGTGAGCGATCCAGCCACATAGCGGCGGGAATCCACACCCCTTTGAATTTTCTCTGGGCAGTCAAAGATTGGTCCCCCACGGCGTCGAGAGAGGGGGCCGAAACCCCGCAACAGTCCGGGGCGTGTTCCTTGCGGATGACACTCCCCTCTCGACGCCGCACTGTTGTGTAGCGATATTCCCGGCGGTTTCGGGCCGCTCGGGGGCTATGTGGTCAGCCGCACGTTGCGCGCGGCGGTCCATATGTTGCCATGATTCGGTCATGCGCGGTTACAGAATCGAAACGTTTCACATGAAACAAAACCGCTACCCGGCCGGCGCGATCGTCGGCCGCGGCAGGCTAAGGAACTCGGTGATGAGGCGCACTGCCTCTAGCCAGTCCCACACGAAGTGCACGCGCCAGCCTTCCGCCTCGAGCTGCGTGCCGATCTTTAGCTGCTCCTCGGTCGGCGTGTTGTCGCCGTACTTGAGCTCGATCGATAGGCCGATCCAGCGCCCGCGCGCGACCGGGAGCCGCACGTCGTGCGAGCCCTTGAGCATCCCTGCCGCTTTCGCCTTGCCCGCTTGCGCGGTCGACAGCTTCACGCCATTCATCGAGCCTTCGAGCAGCTCGATACCGGGCAGCTCGCGCACGGTGCAAGGCATGCGCGCCCATTCGAACAAGGCTCGCTGCATTTCGAACTCGGGTTGCGCGCGCGGCTTTGCGGCCGAGCGGCGGCCCGGCCGTTGGCCGGCGAGCGCACGGGTGAGGGGCGTTCCTCTCACGCCTTCGCGTCCGTCTTGAAGACGAGCGCGCGCATATCAGCCAAGTGGCGCTCGGTAGCGCCGAGCTGGCCGGCGCTACCTTCGCCGCCGGCCGGACGCAGGCCCGCGCGCCACAGCTCGTCCATGAGTTGCTGCGCAGCTTCCGCACGCAGCTCGAGGAATGGCCGCGGATTGACTCGGTTGAAAAATTCATTCTCGGTCAGCGTTTCGAACGTGATATTTGTCGGCACATGAATCGCATTGCCGTCGCGCGCATCGACGCGGAAATAGATCGCGATGTTGTTTGAGTACGCCGATCGTTCGGCGAAGAACTGCGGCCTGCCGGAAGGCATATCCATGATCTCTCCTACGCCGCGAGCCCGAACCGCTCTTCGCGGTACGGCGCCCAGCGGCGATATGCTGCGTTGAAAAACCCGCGCTTCTCTTCGCGGGTGAACCTGCTGCCCTGGTCGTATTCCGCGTGACACCAGAAACAGGCGGGAATGGTGAGCTTGTCTGCGACCTTGAGCCCGGCGCCCTTACCCTCATTGCGGTGCGCCGGCACGACCGTCTCGACGTCGCCGCGGCAGATACCAGGGATTTGCAGAAAGCAGTGCATGCCACGGCAGGCATTGAGATAGCGCGCGTCGTTACCCGGCCGCTTCTTCGGCGCCTTGCGCTTGAACGTCGAGCGCGTGAGCGTCGACGAGCCGCGGGCGAGGGGCGTCTTGCGGAGCAGGGGCGCGCGCTTCACCGCGTCTCCAACCAGTGCATGTACGGCTTACGGATGCGCTCCTGAAAAGCGATGCGCGGCCCGTCGTAGTGGTCGAGCTCGGTAAGGCTCGTGACTTTGCACGTGCAATAGATGGTCTCTTTTGCCTCCTCGGCGTTCTCGCACGCGACGCCTTGTAAGCGAATCCATTCCCAAAAGTCGGGCTTCGTCGTCCACATACCGGCGAGTTTGGCGAGCGCACCGCCCTTCAACTTCTCGGGCTCGGGCTCGTCGGCGGCAGGCTGCTGCTGTACAGGCTGCTCGTCGTCCCCGATCTCGACGAGCACAGCCATGAAGCGATGACCGGCCATGTTGCCCTTGCGCACAGTCAGCGCACGGAACGCGTCGAGATCCTCGGGCGTGGGCAACCAAAAGGTGACTTTGCAGCCGCCGGTGTGCGTCTCGGACCATCCGGCAAGCTGCATTTCGCCTTGGAATGAAGGGGTAATGTCGCTCATTCGGTCTTCTCCTGGTGTCCGAGTGCGCCTTGAATCCTGCGTCCGATCCACGCCATGCACGGCACGGCCATACTGTTGCCGAGCGCCTTGTAGCGCGGGCCGTCGACATCCTTGACGCGCCACTTTCCGGTTTTCGGGTTCTGCTTGACCTCGAGCCCTTCGGCTCGGCAACCATCAGGCGTCTCGCTCGCGTCCATCTTTCGCCAGCCGTTCCATGTCGGAATGCTGGTGTAGTTGTCAGGGAATCCCTGCAAGCGCTCGCATTCGACCGGCGTCAGGCGGCGAACTGCCATGCCGTTTGCGATGTAGTTCTGCTGCTGTACGCCATGGTCGGCTGCGAGCGCTCCGACATGGCTTCCATCGCGGCCAACAAGTCGAACTTCGCTGCGGCTGTTCTGAACGAACGCAAGCACATGCGCCTTGTCGCCGCCGCCGGTCGATGCCCGAAGAGTCAGGCCGCAATCATTCCCGAGTTCTGCAGTTGCCCCCCCTTCTCGACCGCGGAGAGCAACGCTTCTTGCAGATCCAATGGCAGTGCTTTTCCCCGCTTCTCGGCTCGGCGCAGTATCCCGACGCAGGCCATCGAACTCAAAAAGTACCTCTGCGGGATTGAACCGCTTTCGAGCACTTGCGATAACGAACACACGGCGGCGTCGTTGGGCCACTCCGAAATATTGGGCGTCGAGGACTCGCCACGCGACTGCGCGCCTGGGTCCAAACACACAACCAGCGTTCGACCATTTTTCCCCTGCCGGCTTGAGCTCAACATCTTCTCCGGCAAGTCCGGCAAGAAGGCAGCCGAACGCGTTAGTTTTATCGGAGAGGACGCCCGGGACGTTTTCCCACACGCAGATTGCGGGCTCGAGATCGGCGCGCCCTCGAACATAGTCAATTGCATCGAAAAGTCTCACGTAGGAAAGGGTTAGCTGCCCGCGCTCGTCGTCGAGCCCTTCACGCAGGCCCGCAACGCTGAACGCTTGGCAAGGCGTGCCACCAACAAGCACGTCGGGAGCGACGACATCGCCTTGCAGAATGAGACGGCCGATCTTCGTCATGTCGCCAAGGTTCGGCGTGTTCGGGTAGTGGTGAGCGAGAACCGCGCTCGGGAATTTTTCGATCTCGGCAAGCCACGCGGCCTTCCAGCCGAGCGACCTCCATGCGACCGACGCGGCCTCGATGCCGCTGCATACAGAGCCGAATTTCATCGTCAGAACGGGATGTCGTCGTCCATGTCATCGAGGCCGCCGCCGGCAGGCGCAGCCTTCGGCGCTGCCGCGCGACCGCCGCGGCCGGTCTGCTCGGCGTACTCGTTCCGCTGGCCCTGCGGCTGACGCGGCGCACGCTGCTCGCCACCGCCGTCGCGCCGATCGCCGAGCATCTGCATGAAGTTGCCGACTACCTCGGTCGTGTAGCGATCCTGGCCGGCCTGGTCCTGCCACTTGCGAGTGCGCAGCTTGCCCTCGACGTAGATGCTCGCGCTCTTGCGCAGGTACTCGTCGACGATCTCAGCGAGCCGGCCGAAGAAAACGACGCGGTGCCACTCCGTCGCCTCTTTCATGTCGCCGCTCGCCTTGTCCTTGTAGCGATCGGTCGTCGCTATGCGGATCGAGCTGATTGCGTCGCCGCTCGGGAGGTAGCGGGTTTCGGGATCGGCGCCGAGGTTGCCGACCAAGATGACTTTGTTGACGCTCGCCACGTTGGGCTCCTTCTGAAGGGTTAAGCCCGCCGCGCATCCGTAAAAGCGGTCGGGCCGCAAATCGCACCATGGTTGCCAAATCGAACCATACAGGGCGCAATGGGGCCATGCAAATTCGTGGGCTCTGCCCCCACTCGCCGGATTGCGTACCGGGGCCTACTCACTTCGAGGGTTGGCGGCGCTGATCTCCGCTATCTGGCCTCACTGGCGCTGAGCGATACTGCTTCACCCTCACGACTGACGCCCGCTGCGGCCCCGACTGGGTTCTCCCGGTCCTTGGGCCTATCCGCTGATTTCATCGCCCCGCGACGGGCAAGCGGCTAACCGGTTCTCGCGCTCCGGCGCGAGCGTCATGCGTGAAGGCTGAGGGTGGCCGATCGCTACTTCGGCTCGGCGCGGTTCTGACTACCACGCGGAGGGCCAGTCCATTCACGTGCTACGTGTTCTCACCCTCACGACTGGCGGCTGTTACGGAATCCGATCGGCCCCAAGTGGCCCGCATCTTTTCTCACATTTCAATCGCCATGCGTGAAGGTGCCGGTCCAACTCGGGGTCCCCGATGCACTGGCCGGCAAGCGCATCGGATCATCCCCCTCCGGGGGTGTTTTCAGTTACGCAGCAGGCGCGCCCTTCAGCGCCTTGATGCCTACGCCTTCCTCGATCTCCTTGCGCAGATCCGCGACGGCCGCGTCGAGCACCTTATGCGGACGGTCGAGCTCGTACCACATGCTCAACTTGCCCTCGTTGATGCGGTAGCGGAACTTCGCGATCAGCAGATCGCCGATCGACGAGCCTTCGAATACCGGGATCACAAGTTGGATTTGCTCGGGCACTTCGAACTGCCCTTTCTCGCCCGCCTTGGTCGAGATCGTCTCCTCGTACTTGAACTGCACCTGACCGTTGGCGAGGCGCGTGCCGCTCGCGAAGTCGACGCCCTTCTTCGCTTGGAACGTCGTCGCGATTTCGAGCATGTCGGCCGCAGCCGGCGAGTGAATGTCGGGCAGGTTGCGCTCGATGTGCAGCGCGAACTCTTCCTGCGTCATTCTCTTGTTGTCGTTGCCCACCCACGTCAGCCACTCCTTCGAGAGCGGAGCGTTGTAGACGGCGCGGAAGTCTCGCCACGCGGGGATATGGGCCGTCGCATCGTTCAGCACGCCAATGAATTGCGGCTTCGGTTCCGTGCGGAAGTAGATGCGCGTCGTGCCGCCGTCATTCTTGAGCGCATTGACGTACTCGATGAAGCTCGCCGCGTCGAGCAGCTCGGCGTTTCCCTTGTTGCGCGTCGGCGCCGGCAGCAAGTGATCGAGCTCATGCACACAATAGCCCTCGGGCACGAGGACAAAGGGCGTACCTGCGACGTCGCGCGTGTTTGCGAACGCCGCGCCTGCGGCGAGCGCCTCGGCGAAATTGTTCTGTTCGTCCATACCTTTCCTTGGTGGGTGATTAGTGCGATGCGGTGTGGTGCGATGCTATTACGACGCGACTTACTGGCCGCCGGCCACTGCTTGGCGAACCTGCAATTCCTGGTCGACCGTACGAATTCCTTCGAACGTCTTCTGCCGCGGGTCGGTGCGCTGCAAGTTGCCCTCGGGCGTCGCGAACATGATCGTGCTGCCCTTCTCTTCCTTCGGCAGCGTGACCTTGAGTTCGTCCGCGATTTCGATCTGGCCGCCCTTGCCAGCTTTGAAGGCGAGGGTGAGCGTCAGCTTACCGACCTTCTGCGTCGCGCTGACCTTCGACACGAGTTCGTTGATCGCGTCGGTGAGTTCCGTATGCAGCTCGCCGAAGCGGAGCTGCACGAGCGTATCGTTAAACGGTTTCGGGCCTGCCATTTCTCTCTCCTGGGTGACGTGTAGTGCATCAAAAAACCCCGCCGCGATGAGCGACGGGGGTTCCAAACTGGCGGAGACGGTGAGATTCGAACTCACGGGACGCTCGCGCGTCCGGCGGATTTCAAGGCCGCTACGTTAAACCACTCCGTCACGTCTCCATGACGTGTTACGCCGCGATGCGCCGGGCCTTGCGAGCCGCTTCCTTGGCGATGCGCGTCGCTTCTTTGGCCGCGGCATCTGCGCGTGCGGCCTCGAGCTTGGCCGCGATCTCGGCGCCGACCCGCAACATCGCTGCCGCGCCCTCCGGCGTGCTGACGTCCAAGTTGAGCTTGGCGATGTAGCGCAGGAAGATCAGCGTGCGGATCGGGCGCGGGATGTTTTTACGCTTTCCGACTTCGAACCAATGCCCCGACGCCTGGTTACTCCCAACGCTTTCCCAAAATGCGCGCTGGGTCATCCGTGAGGAAATCCGCAGCTCCTTCGCAACTTCGGGCGTTATGTCTTTATCCGTATGTATCATGGCGAACGCATTTCCAAGTTGACCTAGGCGTATGGTGCTACTATCGAACCAC